GTTCCCAAGCCGAGCTTGGGAACGAGGGTCCGGATGCTTTTTCACGGCAGCCTCCGTTGATGCTCCAAGAGCTTGTCGATCTTGTTCTCGATGGACCGTAGCCGGTGGTCGGTGTTGACCGACTCGTGCTCGAGGACGGCGATACGAGCGCCGTACTCGACATTCGCCGTGAAATGATGGCTCGCGATGCCGACGAGGCCGCCGGTGAGCAATGAAATCAGCCACCAGAGGATTTTGTTGGCGTTGCCATTGAGTGGAGTGGTCATGGCTGTTCCTCTTCTCCGTTTAGCCGCCACCCTCGGGGCGGCGTGGCTCGCCCAGCGCGCCGTCCCGAGTGCTGCGGCTAAACGATCGAAAACAATTCACAGGTTCTGCGTCGGCCACGAGGGCGTGCCGCGGCTAAGCAACACGGTTTTGACTTCCTGGCCGCCCAGCGAACGCACGCGGCCCAGTTTCACGACGGCGAACGGGGTTCCGTTTTGGTTCGGCACGTAAATCGTGTCGGTGTCGCGAATGTCCACGCCGAGTGCGAAATATGCCTTGTGCGTGTACTTCGGCGACGGCTTGATGTTCCGGTAGCGGCCCTGGATATGAACCGTTACTCCCGCGACGTCGGGCGCGGCCGGTGGAGTGTGGCCACTGCGATAGATGTCACAGGTGGTGATGCGTCCCAGGCGTAGAGGTAAGTTGGCCATGATGCTCACACGTTGTCCGTGGGGAAGGTCGTGGCGCCGCGAGTGAGGAACACTTGCAGATAGTCGCCCGTGGCATGAGCGACGCGCTCAACCCAGATCGACTGAAATTGCGTGCCGTTTTTGTTGGGAATGTAGACCTGGTCCGTCCCTGACCCAGAGCCGCCGTTGTCGCGGATATCCGTTCCGAGCGGCATCAGGGCGATGTAGTCGCACACGGAGATGGGCGCTTGCCCGGCTTGCCAAGTGGCCTTGAGATTCTCCGGCGCCGCTTGTAGCACGATTGCAACCCCGGCGACGTCCGGCACTGCCGGCGGAGAATGGCCGGTGCGATAAATGTCGCAAGTCGTGTTCGTCGGAATCGGCAGGGGCATGATGCTCTCCTGAATGACGAATGACTAATGACCAATGACGAAAGAATGTCGAATGTCGAATGACGAGTACGGAGTGGAATGACAAAGCTTCGTCATTCGTGCTTCGTCATTCGTGACTCCCCTCATCCTTGTCCCGTTGCGACCGTGTAGCGCCGATACGGAGCGAGCAGCCGCGCTACATTGTCGGGTGGCAGCAATGGCGACAGGCGCGGCAGCGCATGCGAGCTGAAGACCGCGCCGCTGCCTTGCAGCCGGATGTTCTTGGCAGCCGGATCGCGGCTCGCGAGTTGGTACAGTTCGTTGACCCACTCGGCGCACGCTTCCTGAACTGCTTCGGGGACCGTCGAATATCCCGCTGTGTACTGCACGCGGAAATTGTTGATGCCAACCGGCCAGATCAGGTCTTCGGGGTGCAACAATTCCGGATCGGTGTACGGTATGGCCCGCAGCAGCCAGCCGCGCGGATCCCATTGGAAGCCCGCCAACTCGTAGGTGTGCATTTTCAACTCGGCGTTTTGGCCGCGCGCGGTGAGCGAACCTTGGCTTTCCTGGATACCGGCGCCTTCCAGCGCATCGCCATAGCTGCCGGGGACGTAGAGATCGGCCGACGGCCAGGAGCCGTAGTCGTTGCTGTCGCCGACGGACTGCCCCGACCAGCCGTTGCCGAGGGCGGTCACAGCAGCGGCCAATGAGGTCAGTGTGGGATAGGTCGCCCAGGTGAGCAGCGTTTCGGTCGTCGCGACCCCGCTCGCCATTCGCCAACATTGCAAACCGGTGGACGTGATCCACACGCGGGCCTGTTGGTTCTGGCTCGTGCTGTTGTTGATGATCTTGATGACGGTGACGGGCCGATAGCGCACCGATTTCACGTGTTGCAGCGGATACTGCCGCAGCGGCAAACGCCGGTCGCCGTTGCCGTTGTACAGCTCGTCGTAAGTCGCGCTGACGAACCGGCGGCGACAGTACTTCTCGACGGCGTCCGAGCACGCGGTGATAAGCACGGATACCACGGCATCGTTGCTGCCGGCCGTATAGTTTTGCATCGACTGCTCGGCACGGGCCAGCGTGATCAGGTCTTTGGCGGCCATGAGCGATTACCTCCAGAGGGTGGCCCACAGGAATTTGCTGATTTTCACCGGACGCAGGCGGAGATTGGCAAGCTCCGAAGGCGGCCCTGCGCCGCGGACTGCGGACTTGAACTCCAGCACGTCGGCGGGCAGCACTTTGCCAGTGTCGGTGCGAACGCCGGTGTCCAGGGTGAATCGATCTTCTTCGTTCTCAACCGCATAGCGGCGAGCGAAAACCGTCACGACGGGGACCAGGAACTCTTCGGCGCCCAAGCTCATGAGGCGAGCGATGAAGTCCGCGGGGAGCAGCTCGACCAGCGCGCATGTGTCTCCCCCGAGGATGGCCTCTGCCTGTTCGGGCTCGATTTCGACGCGAAACTTGCAGTTCTCGGTCTTTGCGGAGACGGCGTAAACGTCGCTGGGCCGGTAGTGCCGGAGACGCAGGGTCAAATAGGATTCCCCGCGCCGGCGGCCCTTTCGCAGATCGAAATCGAGCGTGTCGAAGTAAGTCGTCTCCAGCTCCTGACCGCAAAAATCGGGGTCATATGGTTCCGGAGGCAAAGTCACGCGCATCACGCTCACGACGGCAGGCGTCAAGCGCGGCGGCACGGCCCAGGTGCCAAGATTGGAACGCAGGTCTTGTGCGGGAAGCGGTTCCATAGTGGCCAGTGGTTAGTGGCTAGTGGTTAGTAGTGGGTGGCAGTGGTCAGTGATTAGTGGCTAGCGTGCGGACGTTAGTGCCCTGGGCAGAGCCCTTAGCCACAGGTCACTAACCACTAGCCACTAACCACTGGCCACTGTTTACACCGCCGACTGGTTTGCCGTGGGATACACGGTGGTATCGTTCTTCACGTTTGCCGGCTTATGGTCGGCTTCGCTGCCGATCGCCATGCCCGCGACGGGGATGGTCGGCGACGTGCCGCCAATGGTGCAGACGACCTGCAGCCGGGCGTAGCGCTTGCCCGCCGTCAACATGCCCGCGCGGATTTCCTTGGTCAGACCCGTGCCCTGTGTGCTGATGGTCAACGTCGCGTCGTTGGCTTCGTTGGCCCAGGTGGCGTTGTCGGCGGATGTCTGGATGGTTGCAGCAGACGAGCAAGTCGGCGACGTGCCGCCGAACGTGCCCATGTTGAAAGTGAAAATGGCGCGCCGGCAGTATTGCAAATCGACGCTGCCGCTGTTCACGGTCGTCGTGGCGGTCAGCTGCTGCGGCTGAATCGGCGTGTTGAAGTTAAGGCCTTGGGTGAGTTGTTCGGTGTACATGGCAAACTCCAGTAGGCAGTAGGCAGCCGGCAGTAGGCAGTAAACAGGCGACTGCCTGCTGCCTGCTGCCTACTGCCTGCTTTGATTAGTTGAGGATCACAAACGGAGACACTTGTGTGCTGGCGTCTTGCAGCGTGATCGGTTTTTCCAGCCAGGGCTGGCCGTCCACGCGCTCGACTACGCGCCAGGTCATTTGATTTTTGAGGAAGTTCACGTGCTCGGACGCGGCGATCTCGATCTGCATGCGGTCGCCGATGACGTACAGCGCAGGATCGAGCAGCATCAGGTCGCCCTTGGTGCCCAGGGCGGGAACTTTTTCGGTCACGAACGTGGGCAAACCGAGCAGCGCCCAGTTCGGCCGCTTGGCGGCGCCTTGGTCGATGCTGATGAAGATGGAGCGGTTGGCCCCGTCCTTGAGCTGCAACAGCTGCGGAATGACGCTGGGGCTGTGGACCCAGATGCAGTTGTTGACGCTCGAAGGAAGCATCTTCGAGTACATCGTGGCCACGTCCTGGAACTGCACCAGGCCGCCGGTCTGCCGGTTCACTGACAATGAAGCCGGCGCGGTCAGGATACCTTGTGGCTTGCCGACGCCGTTGCCTTGCAGAAAGGCGTACTCTTCGAACCAGGCGATGGCTTTACCGAAGAGCGTCATCAGAAAGCGTTCGAGACCGAACGCGGAGTCTTGCAGCAGCACGTTGGAGGAAACGGAATATCCGGACAGCTCATGGGCCTTTAGCTCCATCATCTTGAACTGCGGCTCGGTTTCCGTCCGCGTCTGCGCTTCCTCGGTCCAGCTCATCTGCACGCCGCCAAAGAATGGCGACACGCCGGCGGCCTGGACGGTAGTGATGTCCAGATACGGGAATTGCAGCGTCGCCGACGCCATCGGCTGCACGAAAGCACGCGGGCGAATGAAGGTGTTTTCGCTGACGATGGCCAGGAGCTGGCGGTAGAAATCGGGCGGCACGGTGTAGCCGCCGGTCAGGCCGCTCGCTTCGGCCAGCGCCGCCTTGGTGCTGTACTCGATGCGTTGGCTGCCGTAGTGCTTTTCGAGGTACTTGCTGTCCTTGCGGGCGACGGCGAGGCAAAAGTCGCCGAAGCTGCGTTTCGGATCACCTTCGCCGTGCTCGCCAAAGATAGCGGGAACGGCCTGGCGGCGGGCCTGGCTCTGGGCGTCTGCATATTGCTGAAGCGTCGTGTTGATGACGCCGTCCAGCGATTGCGTGAAGCGATTGAAGGCGTTTTCGAGTGCCTTGGACACGGCGGGCGTAAGCAGGTCGCCGCTGACGGGCGCGGCAATTTGTTGGTCGATCAGCGAACGAGCGTCGGCGTCGGCAACATCGATGCGTTCGCCGGGCTGCCGATTCAGGAACGGTTTGGTCAGTTGAATAAACATGGGAGTCGCTCTCGGAGGTCCACGGATGGGGTAAAGGTCCACGTTTGTTCCGTCCGTCTCCAGGCGTCTGCGGCTGACGGCTTGGCGTCCGTCTCTCTCGCCTCCGGCCCTGACGGCTTCCATGTCTGGGGTATACCAAACGGAGATACGCTTTGGTGCGGCTATTTTCCGATTTTTTTCACTTTTTTTTCGGATTTTTATCCTAGCGGCCATGCGCGCAGCGAGGACGAGGAGCAAGTTTAGCTGATTTTTCTCCTTCCCACGCTCCGCGTGGGAACGAGGGGTTAGACCCTGCCGCGGGCGCGGTCGAAATGCTCCACCACGCGCTCTCGCGCCCAACTTTCCAGGTCCCAGCTGTCGATAGCCCGCTGGATGGCGCGTTCGACTTCGTCGAATGCTGTGATGGGCATCGGCACGTGATTCATGCCCAAAGCGGCGAGGAAATCATTCGGTATCGGCAAGAGCGATTTGGACACAGCTTCAACGACAGCGTTTTGTTGTGCGGGAAGAAACGTGCAGGCATATTCCAGAAGGATCCATTCGTCGATGACCAGCTTCACCTCCTGCCAGCTGTGTTGTTCGCGCTCGCGGTCCTTGGGGACATGCACTTTTGTGGGCAGAAAGCCGATGGACTTGCCGCGCAGCAAATCGGCTTGCACCAGGGAAAACGCCACGTCGGCGGGCCACCAGCCTTCCCAATCGGCGGGCTTCGCAGGGTACTGGCTTTTGGCTTTGACGCCGCGACGCTCGCCGTCGCGCACGACCTTGCGCCAGAGCGACCGAGCCACGGGCGGCATGTGATACTGATGTTGCAGCGTGACGATGGGATTGAGACGAAATTGGCTGTCGTTCATGCCGCGCGCCAGGACAACTTCATTGGCACGATCGGGATCCTCCGTCGAAATCCAGCTGACATCGGACCGCTCGCCGGGCAAAACCTCCGCTGCCTTTTCGGCGATCAGAGTCTTGCGGTAGGCAAAAGCCTCTTCTTTGGGCAACGCCTTGAGGATCGCCTCAAGAGCGAACGCCTGGCGATCGAGCAGCGGAAAACCCAGCGGACCGGTGGCGGTTCCATAGTGACGAGTCAGAATCGATTCACTCATAGCTGCTACTCCTGATGTTGGGAAACAATGACTAATGTCGAATGACGAATGACGAAAGAATGACGAATACCGAAGCCCGAAGATGGGAGCACGGCTGTTTTCATTCGTCATTCGTGCTTCGTCATTCTTTCGTCATTGGTCATTCGTCATTCGTCATTTCTCATGTCGTCTTCGTGTTGAATACCAGGCAGCCACGGCTGATCGCCCCACGCGACGGGCGGCAGGCCGCGTTCGCCGCGGACTTCGTTGATCGTCACGACGCCGTATTTGAGGTCGATCTCGCGTTCCTTCGCGGACATCTCACGATTTACGGGAATCGGGTCTTCGGATGCGAGGAACAGCCGGCCGCTGGGATCGAACAGCGGCACCAGCTGTTCATTGAGCTTTTCATCGCGGCGTTTGAGCCGCGGGTCGATGGCCTTGGCCATGTGCTGATGCTCGGCGGCCTGAAGGTTGGCCAGGTTCGTCTCGCTGGTGAGAAAGCTGAGCGGGACGTGGAACGCGTTGGCAATGTCTTCCTTCGTCGCCTTCAAGTCGGCGAGGGCGGCAAGGTCGCCGAGCGAGTGGTGGAGCATTTGCACTTTCAGACCAGCTTCAGAGACGACGACCCGCCCGCCTCCGCCACGGCGTAATGTGGAGTTCCATTCCCCTTCCAGGCGGTCGCGCTCCTCTTCTCCCATCGCGCTCTCGGGGGAGATGATGGCGTCCGGCAGTGCGTGGTTGGCAAACTTCGCTGTCTTGTACGCCGCGTACTCGGAAGTGAGCGAGACCTGCTCGAAGCATGCTCGCAATGGCGACAGACCGGCCGTGTACGGATCGCGCGGATCGGGATAACGGAAGTGGATGACCTCCTCGGGGCGGAAGCGCTGTTCCTTGGCGCCGGTGCGGTATTCGTAGTAATCGACTAGCCGTGGGCTGTCGGGCGCGCGGCGCGGCGTCACGTTTTGGCTTGGCAAGATCCAGATTTCCCTCGGGATCCCCAGCAAGGGATCGAACACGAGCGACCAATATGCCGAGCCTTGCACTTCCTGGTAAAGCGTGGTCAACTCCCAGAGGTCGAAGCTGTTGTGAACCGGGTTCACGCGGGCCAGCAAGGTAAGCAACGGATGTTCGAGCACTTCCTCAAGTCGGGTCGCCTTGGTGATCCTTGTCGGCAATTGCGGGAGCGAACGCAGACGCTGCTCCGCTTCCGGTTCAAGTGCGCGGGTGAGGCAGCGAGCCTGAGGCTGATTTGGAAACGTCGCCACATAGAGTCGCGGCGGAAAAGCAGCGCAGACGGCGGCGTTCAGCGAGGCACAGGTCCAGGCCGAGCCCTTCAGCTCGGCAAGCAGCTCGTTGGGCGTCGGCTCGCGGTTGCGGCGAAAAAGGTCGGTGAATGTGGTCCCCGTCCACTGCCGGCCTCTCAGAGACCGAGGGGCGCCTTTGAGGCCGAACCGGCGGGCAATGTTTTGGATGAAGCGGATCATGTGAGTGGCGTCCATAGGTTGGGGTTGTTCCAGGAATCGTGACCATCTTGCTGCTTGGCGCTTGCCGCTTGCGGCTTAGCGTTAGTCCCACGCAATCGCGCGATAAAATGCGCATCCAAACCCGCCACCAGGTAGCGCAGTGCGCCCAGCGCGTGGTTGTGATCGTCGATCGGAGTTTCGCCCAGTTCGCCCTGCTCACCGCGGGAGAAGCGTTCACGCGGGCTGGGATAGCGATACAGTCCGGCTTCCTTTGCGAGATTAGGACAGGCCGCGGCGTCGATCTTGAGCCTGCCGGTACGTATCCGCGCGGTCACGGCGGCGATACCCAGGCGAATGTCATTGAAGCCGGGGTGCACTACCACGCCAGCAGCGCGCATCTCCTCGATCTCGATGCGGCCGGCCGGATCGGCGAACCACAACACTTTGCGCGGCAGTGCCGCCGCGTGCTCGTGCAGCGGAATTTCGCGGCCATAACGCTCATGGGTGATCCAAAGCACATCTTCTTTGTCCAGAATGCCCCAGACGGCCGCGAAAGGATTGCGCCAGCCGAAGTCCATGCCGCCGACCGCTTTTGCATGAGTGGCGGGGCCGTCACAGCTGTGGGCCAAAGCAAGCTCAAAATCAGGATAAACGAGGCCTTCCAAAGCCGTGAATTCGCACTCGTACTCCTGCCGCACCCACGGCTCGCCCAACGCTCGGCGTTCTTCGTCGATGAAATCCGGCAAGATCCGCGGGCAGTCGCGCCAGGTGATGCGAACTTTTTTCCACGGGCCGTCGCCCTGCCATTCGTCGTAAAACCAGCCGCGCTGACCAAACGGCGTAGAAAGCGCGACGAGCCGGCCGCGCGACACGGCCAGCATCGGGCGGACGCTGCGATAGAGCACATCCGGAATGCGCGCAGCCTCATCGAGGACGAGCAAGTTGACGCCGCTGAACGAGCGCAATGTCTGCTCGCGTCCGGGTAGCGACACTACGCGGCTGCCGTTGGCCAATTCCAGCTGCAACGCAGTTCGCCGCTGGGCACGCAATGGCCTGCCAAGCGCGTCGTAACCATCGAGGAGTTTGCGAAAAATCTCGACCGATTGCCTGAGTGATGGGCTCAATAGAAGGACAAGGCTTTTGGGCCGAAATAGGAGCGTGTGCAGTGCCAGCGCCGCGACGACCGTCGATTTGCCCGACTGGCGCGAGCAATTGAGCAGCACCTGCCGATCCGGCGCGAGCAAAAACTCGCGCTGCCACGGATCGGGCGGCAATCCGCGCGCGGCCAGGAGCCGCGCCGGGTTTAGAGCCAAAGCTAAGGCGACGGCGACGTCCATGCGCCGACTCTACAAAACGGAGATACGCTTTGGTGCGGCTATTTTGACAGAAATTTTGGGAAAAATGGAAATTGTTGGGCGGCTGCCAATCGCAGAGAAGACGAATCACGAAAACACGAAAGGGGAAAACTCGAAAAAGCAAAGGCGATCTAAAGGCTTTTTCGGGTTTTCCACTTTCGTGTTTTCGTGATTCGATTTTGCCCTATCTAGCGTCCCGGTCTGATCTTTTCCCGGGCGTCGTGAGCCTGGTCGCGGATGGGTAGGACGGGATCGCTTGCTTCCAGCGCCCGCAGATCCGGATCGGCAGCGGCGGCCTTGTCGGCCATGCCTACGAGGACGCGGATCATGGCACTGCGGACCGCAGCGCGGGCTACTGTCTCTTCAATTGTGGTGCCACCGCTATAGGTTTTGAGCGCCTTGCGGACCTGGGGCAAAGCGGCTTTGCCGAGGCTGCTCAGCGCCTTGATCGCCTCATTGGCCAGCGCCATCACCTCCTTGTCTTTGTCCTCGGAAGTGCCTGTCGGCTTCTGGAAAGCGATGAGAGTATCGACGGCCGTTTTGCCCTCCTTGGTCTTCAGCTCGAAATCGAGCTTGGTGAGTGCGATCGCGAGTCGGCAATTGTACTTGCGATCGTCGGTCTTGAGACCCGCGCCGGCGTCCGCGATCACGGCCGGAGAAGCCGATCCCATTTTTTCCAGAGCGATCAAGGCGGCAAGGCGTGTTTCCTTGTCTTCGCTCTTGACCAGCGCGGTCACCTCTGCGACGGCAGCCTTGCCGTTTTCGCCCAAAAGAGCAATGGCTTTCATGGCCCAGCGCTGCATCTCGCCCGACGCCGTCTCGTCGCGCAAACACGCGCGCAGCGCGCCGAGATCAGTGCGCTGAATGTCGCCGCGCTCGGGCAAACCCGTTTGCAGGATGGCGTTGGCGGCTTGCTTGCGAACGTTGCGGTCGCTGTCCTCCAGCGCGCGGATCAGTTGTTGAAGGACGTTCCTGGCATCCGGGCCCAGGTCGGCGAGCCGAGCCGCAGCCTGGGCACGGGCACGGGCATCCCCGCTCTTCAGCCCCTTTACCAAGTCTTCGGCGACGGGGTTGTCCGGCCGGGCGGTGTCGTTTCCCGCGCTTTCTTCCTCGATGCCTTGTTCTTTAAGGAGTTGGCGAATCTCGCTTTGGTCTATGAACAAACTCATCGTGCGCGCGTTGGGATCGCCCCCTTGCGTAATGCCGACCAGCTGCATGAAGTCATTTACCAGCGGGCCGCCGCTGTCGCCGTGGTTCGTCGGCGAGTCGGTTTCCAGAACTTCAGAGTCCAATGAATGAGTTCGGCCTTCTCCACCCGACTTCCATGTCTTGTGCGAAACCTGGCGAACTTTGCCTGGAGCGTAGGCCCAGCATGCATCGGTGGTGCTGGGATTTCCGATGGAATGAACGCCCTCGCCCGGCCTTGCACTCCGGGGCGCCAGCTTCACGGCGGGAATGCCGGCAGGCAAGTCGTCCAGCTGCACCAGGGCTATGTCTTGCCCCGTGCGGACTTTGACCACCTTGGCGCGAATGAATTTGTTGTCCAGGAAGCGTTTCAAGTACGCTTTGGTCTGCTTGAGCAGCTTGCCGCTTTCATAGACGGGAAATGAAACGTAAACTTCGTCCACACCTTCAACCATGTGAAAATTGGTAAGCACCAGACGCTGCTCGCGGTTAACCAGCGAACCGGAGCCGAGCGCCACTCTGCCGGCTTTGTCCTTATTCACCACCAGTACGGTGGACTTTAGCAAACGCTCGTAGATTTTGTCCGCGCTCATGCGCGCGGTCTCAACCGGCGCGCTGGGCCGCGTGTCGGCGGGAGCAGTTTCCGTGGAGCGCGGCTCGCGCTCCGGAGCAGTTTCCGTGGAGCGCGGCTCGCGTTCAGGCGGATCGCGCCGCGTCGGTTTGGTGTTGTGTTCATCCGTCACCGTCGGGGGCCGAGTCCGGCTCGGCGGATCGGTCGGTCGCGTGGACGGCGAAGGACTTGGAGTCGTGTTTGGCCCGACATCTTCTTCCGGCGAGGAGCCATCAATTGCAGGTGGTCGTTCGATGGGATTGGAGCGCGGCGACGTTTTCTGGTCTACAGTGCCATCTGTATCTGCGGGTTGTTTAAAAATGACAGGCGGCGTCTTGCCGGATGCGTTCGCTTGGCGTTTGTCGGCAGGCGCTGGGTCGCCGCTGGACTTCATGCCAAGAATGACCACGAGTCCAATGACGGCCACTACGCCCACGCCCGCTCCGGCAAACACGAGCTTCTGCGTCTTCGTCAATCCGCCGGTCGGCGCTTCCTCGCTCGACACCGCGGGCGCAGCTTCCCGCCTTCGTCGCGGTTGCGGTGTGGCGCTGACATGTTCGTCCGGCTCATCGGAAACCTGCGCGTGGAAGACGGCTTTGCAGACAGGGCATTGCCCAGTCCGCCCTGCTGCCTCGTCCGGTAGGGAGAGTTGCTTACGACACCCAGGACACTGAAGCCGAATCGCCATGGCCAGTCACCTCCCCAACCGCCGGACCTTGAGCGGGTACGGCAGGGGTGCGAGCAGGGAACGAGTACGGGAACAGTTGAGAATAAGTGAGAAATAACGGCTATGTCAAGCGCGAACGAGTAACGAGCGGCTAACCAGGCAAAGAGAAGCGGAAGCGACGATTGCCAGTGCTGCAACGAAGTCGGCGGATAATGCAAGTGGTTCCATATTTCATTAACGATTCCAGCTGATCGGCAAGTGATTTGTCTTGACCGGGAGTGCCCAGAGGGAAGAATTGGTCCGTTCACCTCGTCCCATTCTAACTTTCGCTCCTTGCTGCGGATCCTATCACTATCCAGCGGCAGTTAACCTGGAGGACATCTCATGACGCTTCACCTGACCGCTGCCCTTGCTTTTGCACTCTATTCCGGGCAGTTACCGGCCAATTCACCCTATCATGCCCACCGGCCGGGCGAACCTGCGACGTACTTATCCTCACCGCAGCCCGTCGTTAGTCCGTATTTCCCGCACAAGGCGGGAGAACCCGCGTCGTATCCAGCATCGGCGGTCCCAACCACCAGCCCTTATTTCCCGCACAAGACATCCGAGCCGGCAGCCAACATACCGTCTGCCACGCCGTCGCAGTCTAGCCCTTATTTCCCACGGAAGCCCGGAGAAACGGCGGTTTATCCTGGTACGTCATCAGCGCCGGCGCCAAGTCCGTACCATGCTGCTCCGGTCGCGCGGCCAGCAGGTAAGTAATGCAAGCGCGGAACTCTTCTCAACCAAGTTTCTGCCCCGCACCCCCAACCCCTCTCCCATGAGTACAGGGGAGAGGGGAAGATAGCACTCACTTCTGCTTGGATGTAACCTGTAACTTCGCCAGTGCTTCTGTCGCCGCACGGCGCACCAGATGGTCGGGATCTTTGCTGAGCCGTTGCAGCACGGGTGTGGCTGGGGCGGCGTCCGGGCCGATTTCGCCCAGCGCCATTGCTGCTTGCCGGCGCACCGTCCACTCAGTGTCACGCAGCGCTTGGGTCAGAGCGGGGACTGCAGCGCGCGAAGCGGGGCCGATACGAGTCAAGGCCAGCGCGGCGTTCTGTCGGACAAGTGAGTGTGGGCTAGCCAGGGCATCAGCAAGGGCGGGCACGGCTTCGGCTGCTTCAGGACCAAGCAGACTCAATCCATAAGCGCCCTGTGCCTGCGTGTCCGCGTCGCCATCCTTCAGCATGTGTTTTAATTGCGCGGCGCTTTTGCCCTCGTACGGCGGCTTGTGACCGCAGCCCGCAAGCATCGCCAAGAGGAAACAGCAAACCACTAATCTGCGTTTATCTGTATGCATTTGTGGCCAATCTATCTACAATACAGCGCTCGCACGTGGTTACACCTCTATAGAGAGGCCAGCCATGCGAACTGCGCGCCGTGCTTTTACGCTCGTCGAGTTGCTTGTCGTCATCGCCATCATCGGCACATTGATGGGACTGCTGTTGCCGGCCGTACAGAAGGTCCGGGCTTCGGCGGCGCGTATTCAGTGTCTGAATAATCTGCGCCAGTTCGGCCTCGCCCTGCACGGATTTCACGACGACCATGGACATTTTCCGCCTGGGTTAATTTCTTCGTCCGACAACGCCAGCGACGCGACTGCCAGCGGCTTCACTTTCATATTGCCCTACATCGAACAGGACAATGTCTTTCGCCTGTACGACTTTGATCGTCCATGGTTCGATTCTGTCAACTATACGGCCGCTGGTCTTCCGGTGAAATTGTTCTTCTGCCCGGCGAACCGCACCAGTGGATTCATGGACCTCCGTCCTATCGCGGCTGAGTGGAACTTCGCGCTGCCGCCCATCGCCGCCAGCTGCGACTACGCCTTTTGCAAAGGGGCAAACGCCTCGCTCTTTCACGACGCGATGCGCGGACCGCCCGAATTGCGCGGCATATTCGGAGTCACGACATTGGAAGCAGATGGGATTCGCATGGCCCAGATTACGGATGGATTGAGCAACACGTTTGCGATGGGCGACGCCGCGGGCGGGACAAGTTTCTACCGTGTTCGCAACTTGAACGATCCGAATAGTCCGGCCATTTCGCTGGCGACGGGTCAACCCGCCGAAATTGAGCAGTCCTGGAGCGCGGCGAGCGTCAGCGATCCGGGCCATCCTTGGTATGGCTCGGTGTTCGCGGTCACAGCCCAGTACGGTCTCGGGCCTGACCCGCGCGACGAGCCCATGAACCGGCGACCATGTACGCCCACGGTCAACGGCAGCGACCCGTTCGGCGACAACCGCACGGGCCGCGACCTGGTCAGCGGCTTCCGCAGCCTGCACCGCGGCGGCTGCAATTTTCTATTCTGCGACGGTAGCGCTCACTTTTTACCGGAGAGCATCCGGCCGGATGTGTATCGGGCGCTGTCGACGTGCTCGGGCGGAGAGATAGTTGGGGACTATTGACGCGCCTGGTTTAGCGGCCGCCCA